CTATGTTTGCCCATCAATGGTGGGTTGATACATCTGCAACACCAAACCTGCTTAAACAACGCAACGCCGACAATGACGCATGGATAACCGTTGGGAGCTTTGACCAAGCCGCAGATACTTTTAGCCTTGCGGTGGCACAAGGCGGCACTGGTTCGGCTACGGCATCAGGGGCACGAACCGCTTTTGGTGTTGTAATTGGTACTGATGTGCAGGCAAATTTAGTTTCAGGCACCAACATCAAAACTGTAAACAGCACATCGTTGCTTGGGTCTGGTAACATTGTTTTTAGCTTGGCTGATGGCGATAAAGGTGATATTACAGTCTCTGGCTCTGGCGCTACTTTTACAATTGATAACACAGTTGTTACAGATGCCAAATTAAACTTATCCGCTAATGCTTCAAATATAAAAACAGCATTAAACGCCACAGGCTCTGCGCCTATTTATGCTTGCCGCGCTTGGGTTAACTTCAACGGCACTGGCACGGTGGCTATTCTGGCCAGCGGGAATGTGTCGAGTATTACTGATAACGGTGTTGGTGACTACACGGTTAACTTTACTACTGCGATGGTAGATGCTGATTACGCCGTTGCTGGTACGTCACCGCAGACACCGACTTACACTATAGCGTCATCAATAGGTGTTAGGGTTGATACTTTTGCGACATCAGCAACACTAAAGAGCATTAACGCAGTTAGGGTTGAAGTTCGAATTGATACTGGGGCTGTCTTAGATGGGTCACAAAACAGCATAATTATATTTGGCAACTAACAGGAATCTAAAATGAAACGTATTATATTTAAGAACGAAGAGGGTGGTGTATCAGTAGTTGTACCAGCACCAAACACAGGTATCTCAATCGAAGAAGTAGCCAAGAAAGCAGTACCAGATGGCGTACCTTACAAGATTGTAGCTACAGCAGATGTACCTTCAGATCGAACATTCCGTAACGCATGGGAGATGACATGATTACAGTGAATATAAGCAAAGCCAAAGACATTGCACATAATGTTCGCCGCGCTGCTCGCTCAGTTGAGTTTGCTCCGCTGGACATTAAAGCAACCATTCCCTCAGAAGCCGTAGCAGCCGAAGAAGCCCGTGCTGTTGTCCGCACCAAGTATGACGACATGCAAACAGCCATCAACGCTGCAACTACAGCAGACGCAATTAAGGCAGCAATGCCACAGGGGGTTTAATGAGTAACGTAGCAGTAAAGGCTAAGTATCCTAGATGAACTATATAGCGCTGGGCGGCTGGTACATCGCAGCTAGCGCCCTTGGCTTCTACATTCTCTGGATTTTCTACCTTGCAGTGATGAACTTAAAGAGGGTTAAGGATGCCGGTCTGATGACCAAGACCGCCATGGTGTTCGGTTACCCGATTTTGCTTGCGGGGTGGCTGGTTGACTTTATAATCAACGCAATGGTTTTAACGTTGTTATTGCTTGAGTGGCCAAAAGAAATGACGGTAACTGCTCGTTTAAAGCGTCACAACGCAACAAGCACTGGATGGCGTAAAGCTGTAGCAGCTTGGTTTGAACCCTTGTTAGACCCTTACGACCCCAGCGGAGACCATATTTGATGGAAAACATAGACCCGATTCAATACGGCCGTTTGATTGCTCAAGTTGAGAACTTGACAACTAAAGTCGAGTCTATGGACACGGACATTAAAGAGCTGCTTGCCCTGGCGAACAAAGGGCGTGGTGGGTTTTGGATGGGCATGACAATCGCGAGCATGTTGGGTGGCGCCCTTGCCTGGGCTTTAGGTCACTTCAGGTAATGCTGGCTGAATTAGCGGTTGCTAATGCATGCTTTGCGGCGGTAAAAACAGCGCTAAAAAATGGTTCTGAACTAGCCGAGTGCGCATCAAAGCTGGGGGAGTATTTTGGCCTCAAGGCTGAGATTGCAAAAAAGGCATCAACCAAGGGCAGTGACTCAGATGCTTTTTGGGCAATGGAATCCTTGCGTGAAGCTGAAGCTGAGTTAAAAGAGATGCTTATCTACACAGGACGCCCAGGACTATACGATGATTTTTTGCAATATCAGTCTTTAAAAAAACGCGAGCGTGAGCAAGAGGTTCGCAACAAAGCCTTAGCTATCTACAAGCGCAGGCAGTTGGTCTGGTCGTGGGTAAATGGCTTACTGATTGGCATATCAGTTTTAACAGGGTTTATTGCTGTAGTTGGCATAGTTTGGATTATTGCAAAGCGTGGAACTTTTTAACGACGTGTAAATTTATTAGGTGCAAAAATGACAGCTGTAACACACAACTTCACTATTGAGCAAGGCGCAACATTAGCCAAAGTTTTTGTCTGGAAAGACAGCTCAGGAGCGGTGATAAACTTGACTGGCTATAGCGCAAGGCTTCAGAGTAGGCCAACTGCTAGAAGCGCGACCATATATCTTGAAGCGAACACCTCAAACGGTGCTATCGTTATCGACGCTGTAAATGGAAAAATTACTTTGAGCTTAACCTCTCATGAAACATCGGCACTTGATTGGCTTTCAGGCGTTTACGACCTTGAGCTAGAAGACGCCAGCGGCACTGTTACCAGGTTGGCCCAAGGCTCAATCACAATAAGTAAAGAGGTTACAAGATGACAGACCAAGTGACAATTATTGAGACGGTTGAAAACCAATTCGTTGAAATTTTAACCGCTGGAGTTACTGGGCAGCAAGGAGCCCAAGGTATTCAGGGTTTAACCGGCGCCCAAGGCATCCAAGGTGATACAGGAACCCAAGGTGATGCAGGAGCCCAGGGGGTTGCAGGAGCCCAAGGCATCCAAGGTGAGACAGGATTGACTGGCGCCCAAGGTGTCCAAGGTGAGACTGGTGCTCAGGGCATCCAAGGTTTAACAGGCATTCAGGGCGTCCAAGGTGATGCAGGAACCCAAGGGGCTACAGGTGCTCAGGGCATCCAAGGTATTCAAGGTGAGACGGGTGAGGCTGGTGCCCAAGGCATCCAAGGTATTCAAGGCTTAACTGGTGCAACGGGGGCAGACTCAACTGTTGCTGGGCCTCAAGGTGATACAGGTGCTACAGGTGCTACAGGTGCTACTGGGGTTGGACTAACTTCGCAGTTAGTGGGATTTACAGCCACTCTTGGCGCAACGCCTAAAACTTTGACTGTTGAAGCGGACGCAAATGTGGCTGGCACAAACACAGGCGACCAAACGGCAGCAAGCCTTGGCCTTGGCAACGTTGACAACACTTCTGATGCTAACAAACCCGTTTCTACTGCGCAAGCAAACGCAGACACAGCAGTGCAAAACGCAGCAGCTACTGACGCTACAAACAAAGCCAATGCTCGCCAAGAAACCTTAGTCAGCGGCACAAACATCAAGACCATAAACGGTGGCACACTTTTAGGCTCTGGTAACGTTGTAATTTCAAGTGGTACAGCCCTTGAGTTGTATGCTGAAAACCCCGTAACTCCTGTTGCGCTTTCTGCTACTGGTACAAATGCGGTGGCCATTGGTAGTGGGGCAAAAGCATCTTCAAGTAATTCAATCGGACTAGGTCTTGGCTCTTGGGCTAGGTCGGATAATACCTTTGCCGTATTTGGGGATGCTCAACCTAGTTCTGTTGCTGCAATAGCTATAGGCTTGGGCACTGTCGCCTCTGGCGCAGCCGCCACAGCCCTTGGTAGAGACTCCTTCTCTCTCGGTGCTGGTGCAGTTAGCCTTGGAAAGTCCAGAGTTTCCGGCGCAGACAGCTTTGCAGCGGCCATAGCCAACAACACAGCAACCTATGGGGCTAGTGGGGCTAACTCGGTGGCAATGGGAGATAGAGCTAAAGCAAGCGGTTCAAGAGCGTTTAGCTTTGGAAGGTTTGGTCAAGCAACCAACACTAGGTCAATAAATATAGGCGATAGTGCGGTTAGCACTGGCGATAGTGCGGTGGCAATCGGCTACAGTGCCGTTGCGTCTCAAGCTTATTCCACAGCAATAGGCTACAAAGCATCTTCTGACATTGTCGGCAAATATGCTTATTCTGGTGGGGCCTTTGTGGTAGCTGGCGATTCTCAAACAGGTACCTTTGTTCTCCGCTCTGACACCACTGACGCAACACCAGAAGCCCTAACCACTGACAACTCTGCGGCGGGGGCAACAGACCAAATTATCCTCCCCAACAACTCTGCTTACGCCTTCCACGGCACTATTATTGCACGGCAACAGGCGGCCACTGGCAGCGATTACGCAAGCTGGGAGATTAAGGGTGCATTGTTGCGTGACGGTAGTGCATCCACGACTGTCTTGGGAAACGGTATTCAGAACAAGCTGTATGCCACTGCCGGTGCCTCTGCGTGGGCTATCACCTTGACTGCTGACACAACCAACGGTGGCCTCAAAATCGAAGTCACTGGTGCAGCGGCTACAAACATTCGGTGGGTTGCCACTGTTAACACAAGCGAGGTAGGATATACATAATGGGTAAAATACAAATAGATCACACAGGCTCTGGCGCTGGTATCACACTGTCGAGTGACGGCACGGCTTTGCTTCTTGATGGAGCGGCTGTCGGGGGTGGTTCTATGACTTTGATTAGTACAGCAAATATTACAAGTTCGGTTAGTTCAATAGAGTTTACTGGGGCCACAGGATACACGCAGTATTTTTTAATGCTACAAGTAGCAACCAATTATACAAATGTTACCATGCGTTTCGGCATAGATGGTGTTTATGACTCTGGCCTTAATTACAACAATCTAACCAGTGTAACTGGGACTAGTGAGTTTAATATCAATACATCTTCGTCTAAGTATGGGGTTCATGGTTTTGTAAATATAACTGACTTAGCTAGAGCCAGCACCTCAAGTTACCAACGTGCCTCCTTTCGAGAATCAGTCAATGTGCATGGCAGTAGCAACAACAGCCAGCTTGAAAACTATGGTGGGTATTGGGGACAGCAAGGTAACAATTCTATCCAATTACTAGGAACTTTTGTTGGCGGCAGTGCATCACTGTATGGAATTTCTAAATAATTAAAAGGATAACAACATGGATAAAATGGTAAATGGTGTTCTTGTAGCTATGTCAGATAAAGAGATAGCAGCAATAAATGCTGAACAGGATAGCATGAAGCCTATGATGGCTCGTGCAGAAAGAGACAATCTACTCAGTGAGTCAGACGTATATGCACTTGCTGATAGGATTACAGATGAATGGAAAACATACAGACAAGCACTAAGAGATGTTCCATCACAAGCTGGTTTTCCAGATAACATAACTTGGCCTACAAAGCCGTAACTTAAAGGATCCAAAAATGGCTATTCAAAAAGACTTATCTAACTCACAGTATGGCGTGCCATTCACAGGCGCTTACTTTCGCATTGTTACAGCGGCTATATCTCGTACTCGTGATGCAGACAGCCGACACACGGTTATGATTGATGTAGCTGGTTATGCGGCTGCACCAACTGATGAAGACACTCGTGACATTGAGTTTCGCCGCTACCACTGCCCAATAGCAGAAGTTGAAGCCCAGACAGGCAATGACTTTCTTTCTAAATGTTACGAATGGGTCATGACGCAGGAGGATATGGCTGGCTCGGTAGGCGTCTAAGTAGAAATAAGTTAGCGTGTAAGCATAACTAGCCATTAAAGGCGTGCTGACGGTTATTTCAGTGTTTCTGCTAGGGGTAACAGGCATTGGCGCTATTGCTTTGCTTGTATGGATTGTAGTGACAAAAGGGGACTTTTTAATGGCCTACCAACTTGATGAACACGACCAAACCTCCAGCATTTTCTTTGACGTTGCTAGGAACAGGTACAACAACTGAAAGCAACACTTCTTCAGTTGGGATGGTGACTGAGGGCGTATTGACTTGGGATGAATAATCTAATTATTATGGTTGCTAAATTCTTTACTTTAACCTTATCTTTTTATACTTAAACGAAAGGGCGATTCTAATGACTAGACCACTACCAGTTCGCAATATGCGAAAAGCAAAAAACAAAAAGCCACCAAAAAAATGATTGCACTAGCTGGACTACTTGAAATTGGCGGCAAGCTGATTGACAAACTTATCCCAGACCCAACGGCCAAGGCTAATGCGCAGCTGGAACTGGCAGCACTTGTGCAAAGCGGTGAGCTGGCAAAGATGGCCAATGAAACCGACCTCTACAAGACGGAGCAAGGAAACCTCACAGAGCGCCTAAAATCCGATATGGGTAGTGACAGTTGGCTGTCAAAGAATATACGCCCTATGACCCTCCTGGCCATCCTAGTGGGCTATTTCACGTTCGCCATGATGTCGGCTTTTGGTCTTGACGCAAATTCAGCCTACATTGAATTGCTTGGCCAGTGGGGTATGCTAATCATGTCGTTTTATTTTGGCGGCCGAACGCTTGAGAAAATCATTGACATGAAAGCAAAGAAATAATCTGGAGTACGTTATGTCTTTTTGGTTGCCTGTTGTTTTTATTTGCCTCAGTGGCGGCAATTGCGGGTTTGCCAGCGGCAGATTG